TCCTCCGCTGGGGGCGAAGGAGTTGCAGCGAGTGCCATTCCACATTGTGTATGTCACCAAGAGCGGACGTTTGGAGCGAGGCAACTGTATATGTCTGAAGGTTGACCGTCGTAAAGGTATGCGCATGGTGCAGTTCTTAGAATCGAACCAATTCCGATGGGTGTATGATATCCTCGTAATCGAGATCGACGGCATGCGATTCTTTGCACACTAACGACGTTTAAAAAGAATCCAACCAGCCCAGAACAATGAGCGACGGGATGCAGAGGAGAATATAAGCATCAGAAGGCCAATACCAGAACAAACATAGAAAAGCAAGAGTATAATCGCAAGGAGCGAGACAAGAATGTTTTTCCAAAGGGGTATGGGCTCTGGCTCAGTATCGGGTTGCTGTGGCACAGCAACAGACTTTACAGAGGGGAGAGAGGCCCATTGCGCCTCTCTTTCCTCCATTTTCTTTTCCCATACCTTCTGTTCCTCGGCCTTGCGACGATCCTCGCAAGCCTTCACAGCAGCTTCTAACTGCTCTGGAGTTACTTCCTGAACAGGTGGGGAATAATAATTATTGCTTTTTGAACGCCGTACCATCCAGACTGAATCGTGTCTTATCGCTGTTCAACCATTCAAACTTTCGATAGTTAGCCTTTGATGCGCCATTGGCAACGGCCTGACCTTCCCAGAAAAGGATGCCTAACAAGTGTTCATCGGCATGCTGAAGGTAGAACGAACCGGATTGATCATCGTGCATGGGCTGACCATAGTAATCGTAATCATGCACCAGACGAACCCTTGAAGGCGAAGAAAAATAGTAGGTGGCATCGTAGGTATCAAGTTCTGACTTCCACGTACCAATCAGTTGCTGTTCGGTGATGTAGGCAGAGGGAGTTTCCTGCTTATCATCATCCTTTGAACAGGATGCAAACAACATGGCAATAGCCATTGCGGAGAATAAAAATAATCGTTTCATAGTTTTATGAATTTATGAATTAATGGATTAATCATCGGGTAGTTGTGTGACTTTGAGTTTTGCGCCACAGTCGGGACAATGGAAGATAATGTTTCCATCATCGGAAATCACGGGGGCCTTTGAACCATCATTGAGACTGTTACCATGGTTCGTACTGCTTTGCTTCATCAGTTCGAGATCGAAGAAGTCGGTAAAGGGGATGCCAGTAGCGACAGAGAGCTGATAGACACGATAGACGTTGGGCGTATAGTTGACCATATCGTGAATAGAGGTAACAGAGCACTCCAGCAGCTCTGCCAGGCGCTCGTAACTGAAACCATAGGAACGGAGCACGCGCTTTGCAATGTACCAGGCGGGTGTAAACTCCTTATCCTTTGTTGATAACTTTGTCTTTGCCATAATCGGGAACAAATAAATATTTGAATTTCGGGGGCAAAGATAAGAATAATTTGCGATATTTACAAGAAAAAGCGAAAGAATTTTAGTAAAAGGCGAAAAATTTAACGAAAAAGGGGATAAAAACCCCGCTCAGGAACGTTGTGGGTTCGAGAGCGGGGCAGTGTCAATCCGCATATAGTTGTGAACAACAACTATGGGTTTCCGGCATCGGTGCCGGTATTGGTGTCGGTACCAGAGCCAGAGGGCTGCTGTGGGGTGGCAGGCTCGGCGGTGGGTACGGTGTATTGGTCGGTGTTGATGCAGTTAAGATTGCGGGGCTGGTTCTGCTCAATGGCGAGTGCCAGGACATTCCAACCGCTGTACTTCGTGGCGAGGCTGAGCCAGTTGGCCTTATCCAACTGGAGGCCAGCGAGGGCCTGCATGGTGGCAGCATCGTAGGTCTGACCCGTGATGGGACATTTGCCGGTATGCTTCAGTCGGGCGAGGTAGGCGAGAAGATCCTGCACGAACTCATCCATCGCCATCTGCACATTCATAAACTGTTCGTCATCCTGACGGGCGCTCTTGGCGAGGGAGGTCTGCTTGGAGCGCATCAGGAAGTAGATGGTGTGCTCGTAATTGACAACGAGATTGTTGGTGCCCTCTGCATCAATCAGGATGCTGTAAGCCACGCAGGGCGACTTAGCGGTATTCTGGTTGCGCACAAACTCATTGTCCTCATTGATGGCACGAATAAGGTAGAAGGCTTTCTCCTTCTTACCGTCCTTTGACTTGCGATTGTGACCGATGGCATCGTAGAGTTCGGCCCATCGTTCAAGAATAACACTCAGGTTTGCTTTCATATCTGATGCGGTTTGAGTTGCTGTGGCACAGCAACATGCTTAACACTATTCCATATCCATAGGTGGCTCCATAGGAGACATTGGGGCCTTCGGCTTGCGGGGACGGCGATGCTTCTTTTCGGCCTCCTTGCCCTTCAGGATCTCTTCAAGTTCGCCTGGTCGCATATCGATGTGGCGCTCTACCTTTGAGCATACGATTTTCTGTACGACACGCGCCCATGTGGATGAGTTGCACGATGACTCGTTTTCGAGAATCGAGACGAAGGTACAGAGCACGAAGATAGCTGCTATGTACTGACCAAGGTGTAGCCCTCCGAAATGGCCTAAGAGGTGGTTATCGACACCTTGTGCCAACAGAATACAGAGCCAGACAACCGCCAGGTCGGAAATCATCTTGAACATGTGGGCACTTTTCAGTTTACCATCAGCGCCACCTTCGGGCACCGTGCGACGGATGCGACGGTTTAAGCGCCATGCCGTGAGGCAATCGACGATGACGGCAAACACACACATAAGGGCGTAGGGAAGCGTCGGTTCCATCCACGCCCAGACGATCCCCAATCCCATGGCAATCCAGCGAGGGATGGAACTGAAGAAGTTCTGGAAGAATGTAAAGATACTGTTCATTGTTTCATTATTTCATTAAATCATTAATTCATTGAGGTCGCTGTGGCACAGCGACATACTAAACCGCTAACGAGGACAGTGGCGAGCCGTTGATGTCGAGACGGACGGAAAACTCGATTTCGATGAGCGAGGCATTGGTGCGGTCGGGGCCTTTGACCGTATCTTCGGGTACGATGTGGCAGGGGATCCAGTGACCGGCAATCATTATCCAGGCGAACTTCGCCATCAGGAACTCGTGCATGAACCACGCAGCCCACGCTTCATCGAGCGGGCCGGAGGTGAGTTTCCACGTCTCATAGTCATTCTTCTTAGTGACCAAGCCACGCGAGAACTGACCGAAGGTTTCCTGAATGGAACGGATGTACTGCTCCTGGGTGACGTTCATTTCCGTCTCACGCATGGAGCGCACACTGACGGATTCGAGACAGCCCAGACCGTTGACAAAGCGGAACTGATAGCGGTCGGGCTGTCCGGCAGCCACGGCATAGACCTGACGACCATTGACGGTCTGGAGTCCGGCGGTGGTTATATTGACTACTTGTGAGGTTGGCCCGACAGTGACATTGCCGCTGCTGACGGGTGAAGCGAATGACAGCGGGCAAACCATAGATTCACCCACCATCACCACTTCTGGTTGTGTAGAAGGCTTGCGAGAGAAGTGCTGGGCGAGTTTACTGCCAGAGCTGAGAAGTCGCTCCAGGTCGGTATAAGCACCCATGATGCAATACTGCGTCGTAGAGAGCGTGACCACGCCCACATTGTCGTGTACCTCACCATTCTGCATGTATTCGTCGCAGGCAGAGAGGGTGTAACCGATGCGGGGGTAGGAGGCAGGAGGCGTGACGGTGTACTCATACTTATCGGCCACGGCACGGAGGGCGCTGCTGATGTCGAAGTACAGGATTTCGCCACTCTCAGCAGGTGAAGCAAGCGTAAGCGCCTGACTTGCGAGGTCAACACCTTCGAGGAAGCACGTCACCGTGAGTTTTACACGGTGGAAAGCACACGCCCCACTGATGACAGCGGCCTGCACCTTATAGGTGATGGGTGAGCCTACGAGCGGCGATGCGCCTTGTATGAGTAAACCTTGTGCCATTCTAATTGATAATTGAGAATTGAAAATTGAAAATTAACTCTTTTGTTCATTCGGATTATCGGTGGTGACACCGGTCTTAGAGCGGTCAAGGGTGGTCATCGCCTCGCGCTGCACCTGCCAAACGAGGTGACGATCCCACTGGTTGAAGCGGGAGAGCACTTCGAGAGGTTTGAGCATGATATTCAACTGCGGCGATTTGAGTATCTGGCGCAGCAGAAAACGTTCGCGGATGTCGGTACCACCATTGGAGCCTACCAGTGAGAGGGGCGACGAACCAAGCAGACGGGCATCGAGGCCGAGGGCCATGAATACCACGCTGGAGAGCTCGGCAGTCTCTTTCTCGTTGGCTGCTACGGCATCCTTCGAGTTGGCTTCTATCTCCACAATCTCAAAGCTCTTATGCTCCTTCTGGTCGTTGCCCGTGAAGGTGAAGGCCAACAGCGACTGTCCGGCATTGTTGCGATTGGCGAGCCACTGGTTAATCTGCGTATAGAGTTTGTCGCGGATTTCAGCCTGTTTCTTAGCATCAGACTGTGCCTTGGCCTGGATAAACAACTGTTGCATGTAATCGTTATTCAGGTAGATCACGCGCCCGATGACATTGCTGTTACGCTTGCGCGAGAGGCGGTCGGAGAAAATCGTAGTGATATACTCGTAGATGTCGCCACCAAAGATGGAGTACCAGGCTGGAGTCGGGTAATAGGGACGGCCAGCGGTGGGATAGACAGTAGGTAGTACGAAGCGGGTGGGGCGTTTGTTGACGCTGACATTCTTCAGACGGGCCTCGCGTACCTTATCCTCCAGGTCGGCCAATGGTGACGGCACGTAGAGCGACGGCACGGCATTGACTGGAGCATTATTCTCAGCACCCTGTTCGATGAAGTACTTATCGAGCCAACGGTTTGAGCAATACACGAAGTTGATCTTACCATAGTCATCCATGCGCTCCATGCGGGTAGTGTGACAGGAGCGGTGGGCGATACCCGTAACCTTGGGTTGCCAAACCGTTGTAGATACCTCCTTGCCGTCTTTGTCGAGCTCGTGCTGATTCAGCAGCAGTTCAGGGAAGGAAATGCCAAAGAGTTCCTGGTCGAGGACTAAGGAGAGCCACGTCTGGGCGAGGTTGTTACGGTCTAAGAACTCCTGTACCTGCGGGTCGGTCTTAGTCCATTCTTCGAGGGCCGTTTTCAGTTCGGCAATCTGCTCGTTGATGGACGTTTTGAGCGCGTCGAAAGTATCAGAGGCGGGGGTGGTCGTAGCACGACCACTTACTGCACCGGCAATGGGCGAACCATTGCCCACTGTGCCTTCGCCTTCATCGTTAGGAGCGCTCTGCTTCTGCTCCAGATTCAAAAGCTGGGTCTGAAGGTCGATAATTCGACCGCGAAGCCACTGGCCTGCGTCTTTGTAGCGGATGAACTTCTGGGTGATGTTACCACCGACGTATTGGGTAGTGTCGTACATCGGCTGTGGCCCAAGACCGGCGCAGAGGGCGGCGTTGGATTTGATACC